TAGAAGTGTTTAGGGCATGGCGCGGCCAACATTCAAGACGTGGTTTAGGCTTTTTAGAATTTTACTTGCAAATGCTTTGGCCTGATGCGTGGACTATTGTTCAACACAAACATAGCATAGCACAAAAAGAAAATTACCCATTTAATACTGTCATAGAATCAGGGGGAGATTTTTTAACAAGTCGCGTTTCTGTTTTTCTTGATCCTAATTTAGTTACCAATTTTGAAGAGTTGGCAAAAATGACCCCAGCGTTAAAACGGGTAGTGCCAGCGCGTATTGTTTTAGGGTGTGCCATTGGTCTTGATCCAACTGTCCCTGTTTACCTAGAAGTAGGCATGGCGTTTATTCCTACGGTGTGTATGACGTTTGAAGATAGCGCATTGTTGTAACCCTGCCAAAACAAGCTAAAAACAAACGCCATAATAAGCCTAATGTAACCTTAACGAGATTTTATTATGTCTGTATCACCTGCCGATTTATTGGCTAAGAATTACAAAACAGCGCAAGCACTAGGCAACAAAGAAGTTCAATGTGATGCTTACTTTGAAATTGAAGGCTATGAAAACTTAAAGTTTTTAGCTAAAACCTTTCCTCGACCCGTTTTAGCGAGTGCTGGTACGCTTGAGTCGTACTTGCCCAATGGCGTTAAGGTGCAACAGCCACAACAGTTACAAGTCGCGCAAACGCATGAAGTGAGTTTTTATGTGACTCGTGGCGGCCAAGTCGAAAAAGCCTTAAACGCTTTAAACAATAGCGGCGGCATTTTTCAAGCGACAGTACATTTAGGCCAAGTCGATAAACCTTATGCTAGTTATCCCTTAACCGATTGCTTTATCGCTGAAATCTCACCGCTTGACCAAGATATTGAAGGCGTAGGCCAGCATGTGATGATGAGTGGCACGCTTTACTATCACTACTTTGGTGAACGTAAAGAGGCGTAATCCATGACCGTTGCCGTATTAGTCACGGAGTTTATGGCCTCTCGCTTAACGGGGGGCTTGGTCTTGACCGAAGCCGAAGTGACGACGGCAATGGTTAAGGCAGTACGCTTTTTTGCAGGTTATGCGACTCTGGCACATTTTGCCAGTCAGCCTACACCGATCACACCAACCGTCACGCAAATTGATAACACCGTAGCATTAACGACTAGCGAGTGGGCAATCATACAACCGCTATTTAATGCCTATGCAGACCACGAAAACGCCTTACGTTTAGAAGCAAGCCGTGGTTTAGGTGTTGATGTTTACGGTAGGTCAAGCAGTGAGTTATCAGCCGAAATTAAACAGCTTGAGTTAGATTTACCACGAAAAGCGTTTTATCAGCCCTTTGTAGGTGTTGGTAATTTAGATATTTATGCAGACGATAGCTAATAATGCTAATCCAACTAAGTAATAACGCATTGATACCGACAAATTATATCTTGTCAGCTACGTTGCGTACTGATTTAGTGCCTATTCCTGTTTCGTTAGAGTTACAGGTGCGGCACAATGACGATTTAGAAAAAGAACTTGTCGAAGAAAAAATACTGTATGTGACTGGCGAAGCAATACCTTTGCAAATTATCAAGTCTCAAGTCAAAAAAAGCCCACAAATACCCGACCGTGGCACAATTGACATAACCGCTATTTTTGCGCCTTGTGCGGCCATTGGTTATAGGCGGCAAAAGGCCGTTATCCTTAAAAACAATTCTTTAGGTGCAATTTATAAAGCCTGTGGCGCAAAAATCAGCATTAAAAATGATTTTACTGTGCCGTTGTTTGTGTCGTTTTTAGGGCAGTTACCGTCCGAAATGATTGCAAGGGTATTGCAAGAAGAATCCGCGATTGTGCGTGTTAAAAGCAAGCAATTAGATTGTGTGCGTTTGGCGGATTTAATGACGCAACCACCAAGATTGACCGTGCCAAGCAGTGCAGCCGAACAAATAGCAAGCGGATTTTTAGAGCGGCATTTAGTCCCTAGTTTTTACTCTACAGACGATAGTCGCACAATCACAAAAGGCAATACAAGCAAAGTACGCACCATGCAGTACACGCCACGGCATAGTGACCGCGCTATCAATAATATGACTAGCGCACTTATTACTAAATACGAAATGAGCCTAGGTTATAACGATAAATTCAATGCTGGCGATGTGATTGCGATTGGCGATAAACCTATGGCAATAATCACGGCGGCTCATGTGTTTGAAACAGAGGCCGACAACGAGGGCGGTAATCAATACACGCGACTATGGCTAGGGGAGCTTGAAAAGTGATGTTTAAATACCCAGCCGTTGTTGTTGGCTATGATGCTAATACACGCCTCGCACAAGTCAAAATAGAGCCTTTAGATAATGGGGCGGATACCGTACTTGATGCGGAGTTACTTTACCCATTGGGGGATAAGTCTAATACCGCAATCGAGGTTTTATCGGGTGATTTTGTTTGGGTGGAGTTTGAGGGAGGCGACCCACGTTACCCGATTATTGTCGGTTATCGTAACAAGCGTACAGGCAATGATGATTCTACGCGCCGTTATCATCACCATGGCAGTTTTGAGATTTTGGCCGATAACATCATCAAAATTAAAGGCAATGTTAAAGTCATTGTTGAAAGCGAAACGGTAGAAGTTATTGCACCTACGGTTAAAGTAACTTCTACTACGGTAACAGTGGATGCGACAACAATCACGGTAAATGCAAGTAATACCAATATCACAAGCCTTGTAAATATCACGGGCAATACAAGCATTACAGGCAATTTAGCGGTGGCAGGGGCTATTAGCGGCACGGGTGGCAGTGGTGCAAGCATTGTAGGTAATGTGACTGTATCAAGCGGTGATGTGGCGGCAGACGGCAAGAGTCTTAAAACGCATACGCACCCTTATACCGATGATGGCAGCCCTGCTACAACGGGTACGCCCAATTGATGTAACCCTAAACAATATAAGCGAATTAAAAAGCGACAATAAGCTAAGTTTAATTTTAAGCGATTTGTTGCCATGCCTGCTAATAACCAATATCCACCACAAGCCAAAATCCCTAAGCCGACTTGGAAAGAACGCGCCAAAAGTTTTTTTATCGGCAAAGAAGATGTACAAGAGCAAGGCGCATTATCAAAAATTGACCTGATGGACGTTGAGCCAGTCTCTACAGCTATTTTGTTGGGTGGCAATGCCGAAGCAAGAAGCCGTCAGCAGATTTATGCTAAATATCAGCAAATGCAGCAAAACTCGTTTGTTAATGCGGGATTGCGCCTACACGTTACAGCCGCGCTAGGAGGCCATGAAAGCAAGGGCGATGTAGTTTTTATTGAGTGTACACCCGAAGCCGAAACAGACCCTAAAAAGAAAAAACTAATCGAAGAAATAAACCAAGACCTTAAAGAGTTATTAAACAAAAATATATACACCTTGGCTTTTAATGCGGTGTCATGGGGAGATAGTTATGCCCGTGTTTATAGCAGTGACAAAATGGGTGTTATTGATTTAATTTGTGATGAAATTGTATTGCCGCCATTGGTGCAGCCGTTTGAACAGGGCAGCAAAACAATGGGTTATGTGGTGGGTACAGCAACTAATAGCGCAGGGATTAAACTATCCACTACGCAAATGGTACGGGTAAAAATGCCGAGAACCATTTACACCCCACAAGCACGGGTAATGCAAAAAGCCTTTAAAACGGCTATTTTAGAAGATGATATTGCCAATTTGCCTTATTTGCCATCATTGGTGGGTGGTAGCTTTTTAGAGGGAATTGAAGACCCCTACAACCATTTGATTATGTCTATCTCGGGCATGGTAGGCCAACGGATTCAAGACGGGATTGATGAGGCATTGTTGACGGTTAATATGTCCGATATGACGATTAACCAACAAAAAGCGACCATGAAAAACTTAACGGCTATGTTTGATGCAACAGCAAAACAAACAGCCGAAGCAGTTAAAGAAGGTAGGTCATTATTGGGTAGATTGCGTCAGTTTATCCCTGTGTGGAGCGAAAAGCAGCTTGTGCAAGTGCAGGGTGGTACAGGCGCACAGCGTACAGGTGGTATAGCCATTGAAGATGTCATGTTTCATGCCAAGCAGCTATCGGGTGGGCTAGGTATTGACTTGG